GTGACATCATAATTCATGGTATGCAGATTTTAAAGCATGCCAACGCAGCAACTGATCAAGTCATTGTTTCCGTTTTTGCTTGGGCGGAGGAAGTTTCTCTTTCTATTCCTACGGCAAATGAGCCAGGTGCTCTAGTGCCGCAGATGGGAGAGGTCTTTACTCCTCAAACAGCAGATGAATATGGTGCGGGTCCAATATCGCGTCCAGCAGGCATTGTTGCTAGAGCTGCAGGCGCTTTAAGTAATATACCTGGTATAGGTATGTATGCGCGTGCCACGCAAATGGCCGCAAATGCAGTATCAGGTATAGCTTCGATGTTTGGTTATTCAAGGCCAGTAGAACTTGCGGATATACAACCGTATAAACCGACGTTGCTGGGAAACATGGCTAATACCAATGTTCCTGACACGTCTCAGAAATTAACCTTGGATGTCAAACAAGAGCTCACCGTTGATCCGCGTGTGATGGGTCTCGGTTCAACTGATGAGATGACAATCAAATCAATTGCACAACGAGAATCCTTCTTAACGCAGTTTGGGTGGTCTGTAGCAGATTCTGCTGAGACACTTTTGTGGAACTCTGAAGTTTCACCTGTGTTATGGAATGAGTTAGGTGGTGGCGAGCTTCATATGCACGAGGTTCATATGCCCGCTTGTTGTTTCGCTGCTCTTCCATTTCGTAGGTGGAGAGGAACTATGAAGTTTCGATTTCAGATAGTCGCATCGGCCTTTCATAAAGGTCGTTTGAAGATTACCTATGATCCTTCATATCCTCTAACTAATGAGTATAACACAAATTACACGTACATCATTGATCTTGCAAAAGAGCGAGATTTCACTGTTGATATTGGTTGGGGTCATGAGAAGAGTTTGATTAATCACCGCAATCCTTTACAGGATCCCATACCGTATCGTACCTCTGCTCTTGGAGCAGATCCAGGTAACTATGGGAATGGTATTATTTCTGTATATGTGGTAAATGATTTAACTGTTCCCAATTCGACCATCAATAACGACATTGAAGTGAACGTGTTTGTGTCTGCGGGAGATGATTTTGAGGTATTTGATCCGGATTCCCGGAATATCGAAGACTTGGTTTGGTTTCAACCTCAGATGGGAGAAGTTTTCTCCCCTCAAATGGCTGAAGTCAATGGTCAACCAATGAATCAACCCGATGCAGATCTTACGAAGCGTGAAGATGAACCGATGAAAGAGGAACCGTCATTAACAATGGCGCCGACGTTGTCTGACCAAGATCACACTACATGTGTGTATTATGGTGATCCAGTAACGTCGTTTCGTCAATGTTTGAAACGGTATAATTATCACTCGGCAGTGTCATCAGCCGGTGCAATTACTTCTTCGACAATGATAAATTTGCGTAATAGCAATTTTCCATATTATCGAGGTTATGCACCTGGGGCTGTACACGAAACAATAGTTCCCGCTGCTGCAACGCCTTACAATTATTGTAAGATGACGTTGCTGAACTATGTCACCCCGGCCTTTACTGGCAGAAGGGGTGGTTTGCGGTGGAAGTACTTCCGGACAGGTGGTAACACAGAAGAGACATCAATAATGATGGTGTCTCGAGATGCATCGTCCGTAGGAGGTTATGATCAGCAAGAAACTTTGATGATCACACAGGATGGTGGAAATCAATTTGATCGTGTACGACAAAATGTGATGCTTATTCCCCACACCTGGGACGGTGCTGTTGTTACCAGCACTCTACAAAATCCAGTAATTGAAGCTGAAATTCCTTTTCATTATAATGTCCGATTTGTACCTGCTAAGCAGGGTGATTGGACATCAACGGCAGGAGCTTTCAGACACTATCACTGGATGTCAACTATCTGGGAGGCGCACACAACTGATGCTGCAGCAATACATTGTTTCGTCTCTGTCGGTGAAGATTTCAATTTAGGTTTCTTCACTGGAGCGCCTGTGGCATGGCGAGTGCCTCAGGAGTCTGAGCCTGCATCTTCATAGATGTGGGACTCGCGGGGACAGACACCCCGTTACAGAAAATGTGGAGTTATAAGATTCTCCAGCAGGAAAAACAAAATCCACATCTCGGTGGCTGAGATGGGGGACAATTTGTCCCTGAGCTATGCCGTATCTGTTTCATATGTGATGAAATTTTTACCTGGCATAGCCAGGGTTTTTCGTAGTCACAAGTTTCAGTTAGCGTAGCTCCGTAGTGTAGTAAAGACACTACCTTTGAGTGAGATATAATTTGCAGTCTCACTCAACGCTGA